AGGCTCACCCATCGAGAGCGGAATAGCCTGCATCTTCTTTGGGTCACTCATCAGGCCGCCATCGGCAGCATGCGCCACAAGGCCACCTTTTGCATAGGCCGCGGCATCGTCCAACTCGTCATCGGACATGGTGATATCGGCTTCGCCACCATCGGCTGCAGGGTCACTGACGCCAGCGCTGGGCACGTTACCCGTGGAGGTAAGGCCAATGGACTGGTTGGCAAGCGCCGCGTTGGCCTTGGCCGCCGCAGCTTGCTGGGCAACAGTCAGGGGTTTCCCATTGGCCGGAACAATGGTCCCCGGGGGGGTGTGCAGGCCCGTCATGCTGCTCAGGGTGTCGCCCGTCGGTATGGCAGAAGTATCGCCAGCAGCGCCCCCAGTTGAGCGGCCACGACCAGTGCCAGTTCCCGGCGACCCTTTCAAGCGTTGGGCTTGCAGATCCAGCTTGCGGCCCTCAAGGGCCAGCATGGCGTCCTTGTAGGCTTTGTCGTCGGCAGCCGACTGCGTGTCCAAAGCCAGCCGGTCGCGCCCAAGTTGGGTTTGCGCCTTGCGGTCCTTAACATCGGACACGGCCGAATACCCGGCCATGAAATCCTTGACCTCTTGCGAAAAACTCATGGATCACCCCACCGGCAGCGCCGTTTGCGGGCGCGATGTGAATTGAGCCGGGCCAACAGGCACGGCGGCATAGTCAGGCTTTGCCGTTGCTTGCGGCTTGGCCTTGCGAGTTTGCTCGATCAGGCGCTGGAAATACTCCTCGCCCTTCCACGACATGACGTCCTTGGGGATGACGAACTCCCCAACAGTCAGCTTCGCGTCGACATCGTCGATGGCTTTCCCACCAGACGGTGAGGCCGTGTGCGGCACAGCGCCACCGGGTGTTGCCCCAGTGGGGATTGCTTGATCGGGGATTGCGCCCCCTTCCTCAAGGAATAGGGCAGCACCCATACCAATCGCGGAGCCAATGCCAGACGAGGCGTTCTGCTGGGCTTCATAGCCCTTCATCTGAGTATCATATTGGCTTCCCAGAATGTTTCCGGCGTTCCGTATGCTGTCACCCGACTGAGCGGCCCACTGCGATCCGGTCCCCATCGTCGCCCCGCCAGAGCCGGTCTGCGCCAGCGTGGTGTTCGCACCCGTGTTTCCTGCTTGCCCCGCCATGGCGAGGTTGCCAGCGATCTGCCCCGCATACCCTTGGCCGGTGCCAACCGCTTGCGCTGTCAGTTGCTGGCCACGGTTGACAGTTGCATCGCGGGCAGTGTTGGCAGCCCCGGCAGCCGCAGCAGCACCCTGCGTCCGAACGCTGGCATCCAGCGCCGCGTAGCGCGTGGACGACGGATCAACCCCGAAGCTGGTAAGGTTCTGCAGCGCAGCTTGGCGCTGGGCTTCCATGTTTTGGTTGACCGTGGACTGGGCTTGGCCCTGTGCAACCGCGATCCGTTCCGGGCTGTCATAGGTCTGCGCGTCCCGGGCCTGCTTGTCCTCAAGGGGCTGGTAGACAGCCTCGTACCGATTGCGGTCATCCTGAGCGTAACCCTGCGCCAGATCCTGCCGTTTCAGGGCGCTGTCGATTACCTTGGAGGTAATCTCCTTGTCGCTGGCATATTGCTGCTTGGCCCATTCCAACTGGTCAGCAGAGATTTGCGCTTGAACCTTGGACTGCTCAAGGGAGGTAGCCGAAAGGGCGCTGAAATCGGGCGCTTGCGGCGGCGAGGACTTCTTACCCATGATCGGTTCCTTTGATTATCAGTTTCGGTTTCAGGTTCAGCCATCGGCAGACGTCTCGCTTCATCTCGACAATGATGCAGTCTCCGTCCACAAAGGCGTCTTCCAACCGTGCTACCTCCTTAAACCCTAAATTCAAGACAAACTCAAGGGCCTTGGGGTTACCAGATGACACCTGCAGAAAGACTTTCGAGCATAGCAACTGGCGAAACGGGTAGTCAAACGCCATAGCCAGCAAGTTTCGGTTGAGCCAGTTTGGTTTTAACCCGGCGCAGTGCATAGCCATGCTGCGTCCGTTCCACCCTTCAAATACGACGCCACCGACCAGTTCCCCGTTGACGACCCGCGCAAGCGTGTGGTCAGTTCTGTCGTTGATGACATACCCGGCAGCCTTGGCGATGACCGGTCCGAGGGCTGGATCGTCGACGAAGATCACGACAGCTTTCTCCACTGCTTGCCGTTCCAGTAGTTCAGCGTGTCATCTGTCGTGTTAATCCATAGGTCAGCAGGCATCAGGAAGCCTCGTGGTGGCGTTGGGATGGTGCTTTGCATGAATATCTGCGGTGCACCAAGAGCCTCCCCCTGCCGCAGCCCGGCGATGATCTCCACAAGGCCCTTCACTGCACGAACGCTCTCCGACACACCGTCAAGGGTCTTGGGGTAGTCAGAGACTGTGGGATACCTAGACATTGATCAATTCCTTGGCGCTGGTCGCCATCTCGAACGACTTCAATGTCACGCGGCCCTTGAGTTCAACTTGCCAGAACATGGCCTTGAACCCGGATGGCAGCCGCAATAGCTGGCCAGTCTCGCTCAAAGACTTCCGATAGACCAACCGGCCATCTGCGAAGACCTTGACCACAAGCTGGTCTTGCTCCCCGATGTCACCGTCATCGCCCTCATCGAGCCAGAGGAAATTGTAGAGTTCCGTGTCATCCCAGATCTCTCTGTCATCCCAATACCCCCCGCCGAATGGCCCCGGGCCATAATCGGTCACGGTGGCCAGCGGGATGAAGTGCACCCGCATCGCTTCCATGTTGCGTTGGTTGGGCATCTCGAAGACCTTCGAGCGCCACACGAACTGGGAAAACTCCTGCGCTGACGACGTGTCGACCCAATAGACCTTGTTGTCACTGAGGAAGAAGACCTCCCCGGTCCAGTGGTCATTGAACACCCCGACGACAGGCTTCTTGGAGGACAGGAAGCTGTAGCCAGACCGTGGGTCTTTCAGGTCGATGATCGCGCCCTTCTTGGCCCCGGTGAAGTCCGAAACCTCAAACGCATCGTTATCAAAAGCCGCGTCAAGGAAGCAACCAAGCTGGGTGGTGGACCAGCAGTAATAGCCCCCGCTGAACGTGGCGGCCCGCAGCGTGGAAAGCTGCAGGTAGTTCCCATAGTCCAGCCACTGATCATGGTTGATCAGGTTCTCCGTGACCACGGTTACCTGACCGGGTATGGCCAGCGCCAGACCGTTCGGGGACGCATACAGCACCCCTGACTGCCCACTGATAATCGAACCCCGCGAGAGGCACGGCTCATAGGACGCAATCCGCGACACAGCCATGGACGCCGGGTTGATGCCCGAGATCGTATAGGGGTTGCCAGTGGTGCAGATGATCGCGGACTGGCCAATTACACCAATCCCGATGATCGGGTATTCCACTGACACAGTATAGGACGTCGGCCATGCGTGGGGGCGGTATGGCTCACAGAACCAGACCTCGTTCTTGCGCCAGCCACAGATGATGCCGTTGGGCATGAGGGCCATACCCTCCAGATCCTCCGGTGGAGGGGTCCAGAGATACGACTGCAAGATGGCACCGGCTGATACGACGGTATCCTCAATTTTGTCCAGATAGATCAGTTGCGCGACGGGGACGTCTGCGACAAAGAAATAGGTGGTCGAACCACCAACGCCTGACACAGTCCGGTAGATCCGGGTCTTCTCGATCAGGCGCTTGTCAGTGATCTCCGTCCCGGGGGCTTTGAGGGTAATGGCCCACTCGTCGCCGGAATACCCGTTGTAGAGCGTGGCCGGGGACGGGGCGCTTTCCTCACCGAAGGCGGTGATCCACGTATAGACATAGGCTCTGGCCTCTTGCAGTCCGACACCTTTGTAGAAGCCACGGGCATTGGCCGGATCGGGCGGCGTTGGAAGGCCCGATGTCACCCGGCCTTGGTTATCAACCACGACGCGCTTGTTGACGTTTGCGGTGTAATACCGGATCTCTGCCGGGAAGCCTGTGATCTCGATCTCGTTCGCCGCCTTGCTGGCGTTTGTCTGGCTCTCTGCCTTCCCAAGCTGGCCACGAGTGTTGGATCGCAGCAGGCTGCGGCCCCATTCCTCATAGACCTTGTCGACGTTCGGGCCGACCGAGCGCGTCTTCGTATCGACCCCAAAACCGAAGACCTTGTACGACTGGACCGACCCCATGAGGATCGCCATTTCAGATGTTGGGCTTTCCAAATAGACAACACCAGCCGTGCGGCTGACCGTGGGGGCCACTGGCGGGGTGGGGACACCAAGGAGAAGCGGCGGGTCTTCCGCGATGATCCGCTCCAGCGTGTTATACTGCGGGGGCTGCGGCCCATACCGTTGGGTGGACGCCCAGTAGTACCGGTCGAACTCATCCTGCACCGTAGGCGAGTGTATGACGTCGACGTCCTGATTGTCGAACTCCAGCCAGTAGGAGGCGTCGATGTACTCCTTGGTGAAGTTGGCGCGGGGAATGCGGTAGACCCTGCGCGTTGAAGGAGACTTCGGGGTATAGATGAGGCGCGGAACGCGCAGCGGCTCAACACTTCCGGTCAAGACACGGATGTTCTGAGCATACTGCGCTTGGTTGTCAGGCAATAGACGACCGTCTATTGCCGGGATCATACCCCCAAACTTGTTGATCTTGATCGCAACCATTCCGACACCCCAATCCCGAAGGTCTTAGTCTTCGACGCTGCGTTCCCGAGCGAGGGCAGCCATTTCTTCGTGACGGGCCACGGTCTTGCGGCCAGCATGGATTTCGTTCATCGCACTTTGCGACAGCTTGATGCGTTCACCGGTTTCTTCATCGACGACGAAACCGTCATCCTCGTCGGTGTCATCAATGGTGCCCTCGGCGTCGTTCAGGCCAGCGCCCAGTTCGTTGCCCTGCTCAAACAGGGTGGCTGCGGTGGTATCCTCACCGGTCGGCGCGGTCATCTGCGCGGCGGTCGGTGCTTTTGTGGTCGGATTTGCCATGGGTTTCTCCTTACCTTGGCGGGTAACGCTTGGCACCCCCAAGCAGGGTTACTGCAGCGTCTGCAGCTTCTTCCCGTTCACGAACGACCAGAGGCCGACGAAAACGGCTACACCGACGCCCACGATGGCGTTGACGATCTGCGACGTCTCAAACCCCGTCGCGGCAATCAGCGCGGCGGCAAAGGGGTTCGACATTGCCGACGCGATCAGCAGCGTGGCGAGGCTGCCAAGGCCGTGGCGCACAGCGGTTTCGATCATCGGGCGGAATTGCTCCAGCAAGGCTTTCACAGCATCGTTCATTTTCAAACTCCAGCAGGGATTGGCGTATCCTTGATGTTCTGCCACTTTTTGAACGCCAACGCCAGCTTTTTGTCGTATCCGTTCTTCTCAAAGCCAGCGCCGTTGTAGCCACGGGCAAAGCCCTTCCAGTTGTGGGCGCGAAGTTCATCGTCCAGACCGGCTGATACGATGAACCTCACCATGCCCATAAGCTGGTTCTTCTCGCTCTGCATGAAGGACACTGCCATCTCACAAGCGCCACGATAACCGGCCAGCCCGAAGTTGAAGCCCATGATCTGCCCAAGGCCCCACGACGCCGACCGAGCGGCCAATTCCGGGCTTATCCGGGTGGCCCCTGCAAGGCGGGGATAGCTGTCAGGCGGATAGGGGTGTTCCCCCCACGTCGGATACGCGAGGCCCTGCTTCACAGCCAATTCCAGCTTGTCGGCCATATCGGCGGCGCGAAGCTGGCGGTAGAAAATGTGCGGCTCAAAAAGCATGCGGGGCCGGTTCAGCTTGTCGAACCCAGTCCCTGCGGTTTCCGTGTCAAGGATGGCGTGGATCTCATCCTCACCAACCCCGATCAGGCGGCCCACCAAGGGCAAGTCGATATCTTGAAGGCGCACAGCCGCGCCAGTGAAAGCGGTCATTTCGATCTCCCAAGTCTGATGATTTCTTCCTTAATGTCCCTCTGGAGGTCCACCAGTTTGTCAAGGTATTCAGCCATGGACACGGCAGTCCCCTTGATCTCTTTCAGTGTGTCTGCCTGTTCCGAAAGGTGACCAGACATATCGACAAACACCTTCGGAACCCCTGCCTCTGCGGACTGCATAAGCACGGCCCCGATCTCCTTGCGGAGGAGGAAAATGCCTGCAATTATAGGGGCTGCCCAAGGAGATGCCGCAAGAATTTTGTCTAGTAGTGCGGCGTCCATTTCTCTGCCTCGATTAGGGACTTTCTGCAGTCGTTCACAGCGTTGGTCGTTCCGATGACCAATAGAGCGAACACCCAAAGGTAGGTATATCCCGCAGACGAACCTATTCCGGCCCATACAGCAATCGCCGCAATGCAGAGATTTACAACCATTGCGGTAGCCCGCATGAATGGACTGAACCACCAACGGCCATTTATGTAAATACCGGTCGACCATAAAAGTGCATTGGCGACTAGCAAAAATGCCACCTGTTGCTCACTGATATGCACCCAGTCTGTAAGCCACTCTATCACGGGGCGCTGGGTAATCGTCCCCACGATGCCGACATATGATCCCAGCCCACCAGTGAAGACCGCTGACATGACCTCTATGCGACGCTGCCGCGTGTCTAGGTGCTTCTGTGCCATGTCAGGCCCCCTTGACCTGAACAGACAGCGTGTCGTCCTTGACTTGGCCCGCAGATGTGGTGACCCTGATCAGGATCTCGTATGTGACGCCCAACTCGCCGCCGCTGATATAGACAACCACTTGGTTGTTCCCGACGATCCTGCTTTCGTCAACGGCCACACCACCGTCCGAATTGGGTTGCAGGATGAATTGCGTGTTGGTCAGCGTCTCATTCGTGTCAAGCCATTGCCGATAGTCGATCATATAGCGGCGGCGCTCTGCTGGCGTTTTTACGACTTTGGCGAGTTTCAAGATAGCCCCCAATCAAGCCGCTATTTCGGCAGTATCTTCGTATTCCCCGGTATTCACCAACATATAGACGATTTCTGCAGGAGGGGCAATATAGTCTGACGTGTTGGGTTTGAAAGTCCCCGGATTTGGCCTATTGCGGTTTGGCGGGCCAGTGCGGGCCGGATCATGCGGGATCTCTGCGGACCAATCATTACCCGGCAAGGTAAGTTTTTGCTCCTCATCGGCTACGATATCCCCCCGGACCTCCCACGCCACAAGCAGCGGCTCAAAGTCCTTCACGTTGTTGATAACCGTCTTGACTTTAACCCGGGCGCGGGCCTGATCCTCGTTTTCGCTGGCTTCCATCTCCAAATCATAGGGGATGTCCAAGGCCATGGACGCCGCGTCAGAACCCTCAGTCGTCGCCAAGACGACCGACCAGTAAATAGACCCGGCAGCGGTGAAGCTATCGGCGCTTTCCGTGATGTCGATGGTAAAGAAGTTCGACAGGTCAACGTCGACCGCGATTACATCTCTGGCTTCGGTCGTTGCGAGGGTAAACGGCGATGTGACAGAAACCACTACCGCAGCCGTGTCCTTGGCTTCGGTCGTTGCGAGGGCTGCGCTGGTGGTCAGGCTGGCAGCGACGGCCACTATATCCTCGGCTTCGGTCGCTGCGAGAGACACCGGGCTGAACACAATCGCGGCTACAGCCGCCACGTCCGCGCCCTCTGTCGCAGCAAGGGCAGCGCTGGTGCCTACGAACGCGGCAACAGACAGAGTGTCCTTGGCTTCGGTCGTTGCGAGGGCTGCGCTGGTGGTCAGGCTGGCAGCAACAGCCAGAGTATCCTTGGCTTCGGTCGTTGCGAGGGCTGCGCTGGTAGTCAGGCTGGCAGCGACGGCCAGAGTGTCCTTGGCTTCGGTCGTTGCGAGGTCTGCGCTGGTGGTCAGGCTGGCAGCGATGGCCGCTGTATCCGTACCCTCGGTCGTTGCGAGGGCTGCGCTGGTAGTCAGGCTGGCAGCGATGGCCGCTGTATCCGTACCCTCGGTTGCTGCAAGCGAAATACTGGTGCCCACAAAAACCGAGATGGCCGCCGTGTCCGTTCCCTCGGTTGACGCAAGGGAGCCAGTTGTGCTGACAACAGCCGCCACCGACAGTGTGTCCGTTCCTTCGGTCACCGCGAGGTCCGCACTAGTAATCAGGCTGGCAGATATGGCTGTTGTGTCCGCGCCTTCGGTCGTTGCGAGGGCTGCGCTGGTGGTCAGGCTGGCGGCTATGGCTGCCGTGTCCGTGCCTTCGGTGGCCACAAGGGTAGCATTAAGGGCAGTGCTGGCAGCGTTCAGGATCTCAAGGCTTGCCGCCGCATAGCCCGAACTGGTGCCACCAGAGCCAGAGCCTGCTGCTGCCGCAAACGATGTTACCCCAGAGGTAGTGTAGGCCGCGCCAACCTCACAGGTGCCACCGGGGATGTCCGTCGCAATGTTGGTGAGGCCAGTCGGCGGAACCTCAACCGACGTATCGACGGACCGGTGCCCACCGAACGCAATGACGATACTGGAGCCTGACGAGTTTGTCAGGGCGCTGATGGCCGGGTAGGTAATGACCGCGTTTGCGGCGTAGGAGACACCACTATTTGCACCGATCCCGACTGTAGCCCCGCTAACTACAACCGCAACAAGGCCGGTTGCGTTCGTCCATGTGCCGCTGACCTCGGCGTTTGAGGCTGCCACCTTGTATGCCAGCACAGCAGAGTTCGTGTTGGACCCGGTAAGGCCCGTTGCTGTTATGGCAGTCCACCCCCCGGGAACGGTTGGCGTATTGTTGTTGCCATCCCGATAGGCCCAAATCACCAGCAAGTCGCCGGTATTGTGCGCCGGTAGGGTAGCAGAGTTCACCCCAGTTGACGTCGTGAGCGTGGCCCCCAATGACCCGCCGATGGAAGCCACCAGTGCGGCAACGTCCGTACCCTCTGTCGCAGCAAGCGATGTGAGGTTTGGCTGCAGGATATTGACAGCCAGCGTGTCTGTTCCTTCGGTGGCGGCCAACGCTGCTGAAAGCGGCGGTGGTGTCGTGACGACCGCGAGTGTATCTGCCCCCTCAGTTGCTGCAAGGGTAGCACTGATAGCCAAGGTAGAGGCAATAGCCGCTGTATCCGCGCCCTCGGTCGCTGCCAGAGGCATATCTGCAAAGCTGGACGCAACGACAAACGCACCAGTAATCTCAAGAGATACACCGATGACCGCCGTCGCCGCACCGCCGCTGCCAGCACCGTTTACAGCCGGAAACGATGTTACCCCAGAGGTAGTGTAGGCAGCCCCAACCTCACAAGTGCCACCGGGGATGTCCGAAGCGTAGTTTACCATCCCTACAGGGGGTATCTCAACCGTGGTTGTGGTTGGCCTAGCGCCGCCAAACGCAAGCACCATACTCGTACCGTCTGAGTTTGTCAGAGGGCTGATAGCAGGGTAGGTTACAATGTTGCTTAGGCTCACAAGCGTCAGGCCAACGGACCCGATGCCGATCTTCGACCCTTTGACAACGGTGACAATCAGACCCGTGGAGTTTGTCCACGTTCCCGTGACTTCTGAACTGGACGTTGCAACCTTATATGCCAATGTCCCCGAGTTACTGTCTGATCCGGGTATCGAGGAAAGCGCCGTATAGCCCGCCTGCAATACAGGGCCGACAATACCCCCTTCGCGGTAAGCCCAGATTATGATCAGGTCGCCAGCCGAATGCGGTGGGATGGTGGCGCTATCCACCCCAGTCGCCGCCGCGAGGTTTGCATTGATACCAGTTTCAAACGAGATATCGTTTGAAACTCCCAGCGCGTTTTTGACGCCCTCCCCCAGAAGGAACGTCGCTCGGCGTCGACCTCCTAGCGGGAAAGCACCAAGTTTAGCCATTTGCGATGGTCATCAGGATTTCGGGCAAGCCCGTGGAGGTACTGTCTGCACAGACCAGCAGATAGAGTGCAGTGCTGTCGTACAACCGGGCAAGGCCAGTTTTGGTGAAGTCGTGGACATCCCCATCATTTGCGAGGCGGCTGCGGCCCGTCCAAAGGGGTCGCAGAACAAGGACGTTGAAGGCCCCTGCGGTCATCAGGGTGCCAGCGTTCGTAACGATGACACTTTCGATCTTCTGGACACCAGTGTCGCCAGCCTGCAGCGGCAGTTGATACATGCGCCCTAAGGTCAGGGCCGCAACGTTCAGGGTCGAGATAGCTGCTGTCGACCGCGCAGCTACACCCGACTGGTTGGTATACGTCACGACCACCGACCACTGCGTACCGGTCACAAAAGCCGTCGAGACTTCGATCCAGATCTGGGTATCCTTGTAGTCTGCGTTCGGGATACGGGCAGAGTAGGACGGCTGCGATGCCAGTGTGGACGTCGCGCCGGTAAACGCATAAGCCCCCGCTTTGAACAGGCAGTCACACAGACGATGGCGGGCGGCCACGGTGTTCCCAAAGTCACAGGCCGCCAGATAACCAACGGCGGAACCCCCAAACGATGCGATAGACGGAAAGCCGGTAACCGTGTCATCAGGAACAACACCGTTGGCCGTGTTCGCCCCAGCCAGCACACCAGCGCCCGGGTTACCAGCGAGATCGAACACGCTGAACCAACCCGCCGCGACAGTCGTCCTAGATGCTGTTTTGATCAACCCGACCGTGTCTTTTGCCGACGCGATGAGTTGGTCCAGTGACGTAATCGCCATGGCGCTGCCTCTCCTTACCCGTGGGTGATCGTGCCCGAGGTCACGGTGACCGTTTGGCCCGAAGTGATCGACGTCGACACGACGGTGATGTCGGTCCCCGACGTACCGACGGTCAGGCCATCTGCGATCACGGTGCCAGCGTTGTTCCGCAGTTCCGCCTTGGCAGCAGTGCCGGTCGCGGAGGCCGTGGCGGACAGGGGCACACCGGACAGCGTCAGGACGCCAGCGGAGATCGTAGCGGCGGGGTTCTGCAGGCTGATGGTGGCCAGCACACCAGTTGCACCGGACAGGGCTGACGTACCGATGACAAGGGTGCCGGTCGAACCAGCCCCGGACCCGACCACATAGGTCTTGGACCCGATTGCGTCCACGACGTTCTGCAGACGGTTGTTCTTGACAGTGGCGGAATAAACTACAGCCATGTTCTCTCTCCTGAGTTAGCTGATGCGTTGGAAAAGGCCGATCATGTCGTTGTCGGTGCTCACACTCGGCATATAGCACAAGCAGCGCCAAACACCAGCGGGAACTTCGGACCCAGACGTTGTCTGGAAGGCGTTGTCCCCCCACGCTGACGACCAGCGGAGGTTGGAGCCAAGAAACTCTTGGCCGGGCAAGATAGGCCGCATTGCGTTGCTGATGGTCTGCATCATGGCGATGGCCCCCACACCGTTGTAGGGGATGGCCAAGACTTTGGCCATGATTACCTCTGGGGTAAGGGAGGCCAGCGCTGCAGCCACAGCCGCGTCCACAAGACCTTTCACAGCAGCCGCAGTTGGGAGGGAGACGTCACTGGCACCTGCGCCGATACCCTCGGCCAGTGTGGTCACCGCTGCTGGGTTGATCTTCGTGAAGACCACTGCACCATTCGCCAGCTTGCTGCTGTTCACCGCGCCATTGCCCAGTTTCTGGTTCGACACTGCACCGTTTGCCAGCTTGGCGTTCGTCACAGCCTTGTCAGCCATCTTGCCAGTGGTCACCGACAGGTTGGCGGGCACGTTGGACACCGCAGACGTGAGGAACTCGACCTCAATGTTATTGGCCCCACTAACCGGCGCTGTGGCAAAGGTCAGCGTGGTTCCATCGACCGAATACTGGGTCTTCGGCACATAATCCGACCCAACGAAGATGCTCAGGTTGTTCTCGAACCCGGGATCGGCCGACAGTTCAAAGTCAACGGTGGCCCCATCACCGGACAGGGTGTCGATCACGATATCTGCTTGCGGCAGAACCCAATCCCCGTTGTTGTAGATCTTGAGTTGCCGGGTGGTGGTGTTGTACCACAACTCGCCGTTCTGCGGGTTGGTCGGCGCGGTTGCACTGACAAACGCAGACGACTGCAGCGGCAGCCACTTGTCGATCCGGTATGTCTCCAGCTTCTCACTGGTCGTGTTGTACCGGATCATCCCACTTACAGGAGTTGCCGGGCGCTGCACGGTTGTCCCCGCTGGGGGGCGCATGGACTGCAAAGCAGCGTCGATCTGGATCGGGATCTCGATAGCTTCACCGGTCCCTGTGCCAACAGCCCGACCGAGGATCTTACCATCGGCAAGGGTCAGGGAATGCTCGTCGTTCCAGTAGGACGGCTGGATGACCGTCGGGTCAGCGCCGTCGTCTTTCACAGACAAAAACTTGTGCTTGAGTGAGGGTGCCATGTTGACCTAGCTGATTTGGAGGATGCCATTGGTGGCGTCAAAAACCACGACGATCTGCTCGGTGTTTGCCGCCGTGATCTCTGCGCCGTAATCCCACCAGCAGATGAGCGGGCTGCCTGATGCCGTGGCGTTATACATGACCGCGTACCGAAACGGGCCAAAGCCAGCGGTGCCCCCAGTAAACGTCACATCAGCCGCCGATATCTTCTCGACCGCGCCGGTCAGGGTCGACGTGACAGTCATAGCCGTGCCTCCAGCGGTGTAGCCCGTGGAGCCACCAGAGGCAATCTCCGTCATGTCTGCGATCACCGCGTCCGAGAGTTCCGGTGCAGTGTCCGACAGCATAATCTTGAACGTGTTGGACGCAAAGTTGTGGACCCCGTTTGCAAGGTCGCGGGACAAGCAGTTGAACTTACGGAGGACAGCCATGTTATTACCCCTTGGTTACCCGGTCAGGTAACTATCTGAACCGTGGAAATTTCCATCTCTGGCCACCATACACACTTCCGTGGGTGGTTTCAACTTTTGCCTGCGATGTCGTTTTGGTGAAGCGCCGCAGGCGCGGTACAGCCATAGAAGGCGACGAATATGGTTTAGCGGGCTGCATCATCATGCGCCCCACCAGACCATCAAGGATGCCACCAAAGTGAGACTTGATGACCCATTGGGGGAACAGCGGGATACCTTCTGACGACGCCGGATCAACCACCGTGAGCATCACTTTTGCCCTATAGGCTTGGTCTGCATCCGGCGACCGGGCAAGGACGATCTGGCCCGGCATTGGCATGGTGCAGGAGACAGGGTGCCCCTTGGCGTCGATCACGCTCACCAGCCGGGTGATTGTGCCCATGGTCGGTTGGATGTCATACTGAAACGCTTCGGGGTCTTGCTCGGGACGCGCCTGCGTCTGGATAACGTCGAAGTTGATATCCTCGGTCCAGCAGTTCGTCACGATAAAAAACTCGTGCATCATCGTGAACAGTTCAAGGTAGATGGCCGCGTCCAAAGCACCGGGCAACTGAATGCGGGCGTTGTCGATCAGCCGGTTGATTTCCGGGGATGCCATTTCGACCTCACATGATGGCTGCGTTCAGGACGGTCCCGAACTTCTGGAGGAAGGCCGATGCCCGGCTATCCTGAGTGTTTTCCTCGTCCCGAAGCTGGGCCTGCCCGCATATGTAGTAAACCAGCGCCACACGATACTGGGGGTCCATCGGGACCTCCTCGTCCATGTTGGTCACCCTGAAATCTGGCAAATCAGCGCGGAAATAGGGGAGGACAATATCAGGCCGCAGGCGGCGTATCTCAAGGAACGCCTCACTTAGGGAGTTCACAAGATCGTTGTCAGGGTAGCGAAACGGTACAACCTCATCGAGCAGCAAAACACGCGCCCGGTTGACATAATCGCTGACTGTATCCAATGCCATGACGCCGTCGCTCCTGAGTTCTTACCCCACAAGGTAATAGGGGGCGGACAATAAGTCCACCCCCCACATTCGGCCCAACCCAGTTTCCCGAGTTACGCCTTGACGATGATTGCCTGAGCCAGCGCCGTGCCGTCGAGGATCTGGTAGCCATACACCTGCAGGCCGCGCAGCAGGGTGCCAAAGGTGTACTCGGACCGCAGGGTTTCCACCTTGTTGATCTGCGACGCGAAGGTCAGCCCGTGGGCATGGCCAGCGTAGGCGGCAAATTCACCAGCGGCCAGACCGCCAGCGACACCGTTCGGCAGCAGGTTCGAGGCGTAGACCGTGAAGCGGTCGATCATGCCGACGCGGCCGTTCCGCAGGGGCGAAGTACCGTCACCGGTCAGATACGCCTGACGCAGGTCAGAGAACTTCAACTGAGCGATGGCCCAAGTCGGCAGCACAACCCAACGACCTTCCTCGGGGATGTTTTGCTCGTCCAGCACCTGACCCAAGCGCAGGATCACATCCAAGATCTCAACTTCACCGGTCCCGGGCGAACGGGACACAACGGCCAGCGGAGTGCCGGTCACACCGAGGTTCACGGACAGGCTGATCTTGCCCGCCGTCAGGCCACGGTTGCGGGCATGCATGCCACCCAAGATGCCGTTCAGGACGTCCGTGTCGATGTTGATCTTCAACTGCTGGGCCGCGTCGTCCGACCAGATCGACAGAGCGTCCAGATCCGACTGGGTGTCCATGACATCGTCGATGATCGTGTTGAAATAGCGGCCGTTGCCGATATACAGTTCGATGCTCGAACCTTCCGGGCGCTGGACTTCCAACTGACCATCAGCCCGATAGGTCTGAATGGTGATCGTCGGCTTGGTGCGGATCTTCACACGGTCGCCCATGTTCTTGATCTCGCCCTCGTAGTCGGTGTTGGAGATGGCGCTCAGGACGGTCGAGTTGTAGAACTTCTCAACCAGCTTGCCAGACCAGATTTCGGGAATGAACCCGTTGGCCTGAAAGTCGTTGCCGGTGGAGCCAACAGGGAACACAGCCGGGGTCGTGCCGCTGGTGGCGATAGGGAACTTTGTCGACGGGATAGCCATGGGCTTTCATCCTTTGAGTTTTCATGAGTTACGGTGCGATGCGGCCTTCACGCTGGGCAGAGAAGATGAACTCCTCGTGCTGGGCCTTCAATGCGTCCTTGCCACGGTAGTTTCCTGCGGCCACGTTTGCATAGAAGCTGGCGATGTCGGCGCGGGTGATGACCGGCTTCTCCTCAGGCGCGGGTGTTGCCGCCGCTGCCTTGGCTCTGCCGGGTGCCGCAAGCGTCTGGAGCGAGACTTTCGGCGCGGGGGCCGGGACGACTGGCTCTTTTTGCCCTGCGGGGGCCACAGCAGCCCCCTCATCGAGGAAGCCATTGAAGAACGCGAGAACCCGGTTGGCATTGCCCTGCGAGTGTGCCGTCCTCAACATGTCCATACGAATAGCACCCGAATACGGATCAGGCAAGCCCAACCATGAAATAAAATTCGGGTCTTCGTTGATTTTCCGCCAAGAAGGCAACGCGCTGTCCAGTGTTTGGTTCAGCGTCAGCCTCACCGTCTGGGCTTGTGCGCCTGACAAACCATCCAAGCGCTGCTGGATTTGGCTCAGTATGGGCGCGATTTCCTGACGGGCTTGCCGTCCCACCACGTTGAGAAAGTCCGTGCCGTAATCAGCAGCTTCTTCCTCGGTAACGAGGCGTTCGGTCGAAATTTGTTGCATCTGGGCCACAGGGGCGACCGCGCTCATGGAGGCAATCACGTTCTGCAGGTTGCGAACCTCGTCGGTCAGCGTGGTGATTTGGTTGGTCTGGACCATATACCGACCATGCAGGGAGCGGTATTTGTGCTCCCAGTTGCCGTCACCGTCAGCAGCGTCCGAGGGCTGCTGGGCGGGCTGATCGGTCGTGAAGCCAGTATCGGCCAGCGGGGTATTACCCTCTTGGGTAACCTCGGTCGCCGGTTCTTCTGCCGGGGCCTCTGCCGGGGCCGCTGCCGTGTTCTGAGCAGCAAACGCCGCATTGGCGGCGTCGATCTGGCGCTGGACCACACCGGGAAGTTTCACATCAGGGTCAAACTTGGAAGCAGTGTTTTTGTTCATCTCGTTTTGCTTTCTATCTTATCCGCGCTGGGCAGGCAGTTCGCCAGAAGATCGAGGAGGCGCGCAGATGCTTGGGCGCGTCCTTGAAAGACAGCAAGCTGGTCGAGCGGGGCATTGACAAGGTTTTGAGTTCGTTCATCGGAGTATGCCCGAACCGCGTCAATCAGGGCTTGCCATGACTGTGGTGCGGATCGGGCCACCGAAGCAGCCCTCAATATGAGTTGCTGTTCTGAGGGTGTCATGATCAGGCCGACAGGTGCGTGTCCCACGTTCCTGTGACCATGCAAAAGAACTGGCAGGTTTTGCCAGCGGCCACAGAAAACGCGGCGTTCGTTGCCAGTGCGTTGATCTTGTCCCCGGACTGCGGGAAGACATCCATCGCGGCGGCCCCGGCGTTCTTCACAACGAAGCGTTCACCAAGGTCGGCGTCGGGCAGTTTGCAACTGTCACCAGCGGTGGCCACAACAGAAAACCGCGTTGCCTGCGCGGTGATCTGGAAAGCGCCACCTTGCCCACCGCCAGCATTGGCCGTCTGGCCAGACTGGACAGACTTCTGGTCCCGCATAACCCCAGCAATGTCACTGGGGTCGATATAGGACCGCTCTTTGCGTTTGGTATTCCTTGCCATCGTTTATTCCTTCTCGATGTCAGCAGGTGTTTCGTTGGGGGCGATCAGCGAGGCTTGGCGTTGGCCGCCGTGCCTTTGCCAGCCATGTGACCGGAGCCAGTGTCGGCACCGAATTTCTTGTTGCCCGCGCCCTTGTTGATCGCAACGCCGCCCGGCTTGGAGGGGCTGACACCAGTGAACGGGGCCATACCCTTGCTGCCACCCTTGGGCGGTGCCTTGTTGAACGCGGGTTTGCTGGGCGGGGCGGACACACCCGGCTTGCTGGGCGTGACACCCGACTTGCCGAACGCTTTGGTTTTCCCGCCAAGACTGGTGACACCAGCTTTTTCGCTGATCTCTTTGCCTTTGGGGGCCGAGTGGTTGTTCTTCATCATGGACCTCAAAAAGTTGGCTTGCGGGGTTTCGATTTCCCACTGCCTGCAAGCGGCGGCAGATAGGTATTCTGCTTGGGTGTCTTCTCCCCCCTTAGCGCAGAGGACTGCAACGGGTCAAGGATTGTCGGCTTTTTGGGCTGCGGTTTCTTTGGCGCTGCCGTCCCAAAGCGGGGCTTCTTGAGGCCGAGGTTCATACCCGGCCCGCGTTGTTGCTTGACACTCGGGGTTTTCATCGGCGCTTCTTATCCCCATATTCACGGTTCATGCGGGCAATCTCAGCATCTGTTTCCGGCTCATATGCGTCCATGATTTTGTTGCTGGCCCTGAACTGCCGATTGAACTCCTCTCGGGAACCCCCAGAAGCAGCGCCCATATTCTTGATGGCGTTTTGGGCATATCTGGAGATCGTATCGACCTTGTTTTTGTGCGTGGCCCCGCGAACATATTGCTGCGACCCATCAGACATGCGCTCGGTCTTTTCGACCTTACCCGGCGAGGTAACCGGCCCTCCGTCTTTCAGGCGCTGCACGGTCTTTGTGGCGTGGTGCGTGGCACCTTTGACTGGCGATTTCAACGGCGATCCTCCGATTTGAATTTGGGCACTTTCGTCATCAGGTCGTCGACACTTTTGCTGACGGCCTTTGACAGCGGCATGTCCATCGTATCACCGTTGTCGCCCATACCGTTCAGCGTCCTGATCTTGTCGCCGTTGGTTTCCCCACGAACGTAAAGCTGCGCCCCGCTGGGCATGCGTTCGGCTTTTTCCACCTTGGGTTTCGAGGTAACCGGCCCGCCGTCTTTCAGGCGCTGCACGGTCTTCGTGGCGTGGTGCGTGGCACCTTTGACGGGGGTCTTCATTGCGGCGCTCCTGTGATGTTGGTACGTGGCCCCATGTCGCCACTTGCACCGGTTCCTGCCTGCCCACCTTGGGCCTGCGCTGCCTGATCTCCCATGCCGCCATGGCCGGGCTGCCCCTGCTGCATGGCGACTTGTTGGGACTGTTTCTGCATGGCTTCCATCTCGTCGTCGGATGGCACCACCTGTGACCCATCCATGCCGATTGTGGTCGACACCGACCGTAGGACGGCCGCACGGCCCTTCGGACCCATGATCTGGGCGTCGATGGGGTTGGCGGTGATCTGCAGGAACTCCAGTTGCCGCGCCCGCTGGGTTTCCTTCTGGACAGCGACGGACACGCCCAAGACGCGCACGTTTTCCTCGCCAGACAGAAGCCCCGACGTGTCGGTCAGCATGATCATGTCGAACAGGTTGCCAAGCAACGGCTCCAGCACATCCCGGTCGACGTTGGCGGCCACAGTTTGCAGGATCTTGGAGGCGTTGCCCATGAGCATAGCCAGACCTGACGCGGTGCGCCCCGCGCCGCCCGACGCGCCGGAACCCGACATGTATTTCGGGATGGCGGACAACTCGTCAGCCATGTTCACGAACGCCTGATAGACGGTCAGCAGTTCGTTGGCGTTCGATCCGGGTTGGAAGAAGTCGACCGGCTTCTGGCTGCCAGACGAGTTCCCCATGGGGTCACTGGTCACATGCCAGCGCTTCCACGGGTACAGGCTCTCGCCATCCTCGTCGTTGGCCAGCCGGTCATCATTGACCACAACCTGCGGCCCGGAGGCGATGGACATGTTGTTGATCAGCGCCCGCAGGGTTGCGTTGCTGGCCTCTTGGATGTCGCTCAGGATGTCGGGCAGCCCATTGCCCACGGGCGTCCCCGGCACCTTCTCGAAGCTGGTCACATAGTAGCTGTGGCGCTTGCGCGGGCTGGGAGACATCTGCACCTTGATGATGTAGCTGCCCACGCTCCACGCCTGCACCATGTAATCCCTCTCGGGGTCCGGTATCTGCTTGGGGTCCATGCCTTGTTCGATCAGCATCTTGCCCTGCACGTTTCCTGTGAACTCAAGGCAGGTGATCAGGCCAGACTGGTTGTACTGCGGGTTTTCCCGGCGCTCGTGGATGGCGCGTTCCGCATCCGTGGCATCCGGCTGGTCAGAGAAGCCGCCAGCGCCATACAAGCGCAGCACTTCCTTGATGTTTGCCGTGTTGTACCCGGGAAGGTCCAGAAGGTCATTCAGGTCAGCCCGGGTCAGCCTGACACGCTCGATCACGCTGGCATCTTCGATATCGGACACACCCGGGGTCCACCAGATGTCGAACGGGCTGATCCGCGACCACGTCAGACGCGGCTGCTGCTCCACCTGCGCTGTGCCATTGTTCCACGTCACGACCGGCAGAATGCGGACAACCGGCCCCTTCATGACCGCGAACGGGAACAGGGGCAAGTCCGTGATGAACTCAGACAGCGCCTTATAGAAGCCGCCCTCTTTCAGCAGCGTGTCGATCTTGTCTTCACCCACCAGCGCCTTGTCAGCGGCTCGTTTCTTGGCCACTTGCCGGGCAGCTTCAACCAGCGCCGTGGTGCGTTCCTTGATCTTGTCGACGTCGGGCGGCATACCAGCCTGCGCTGCAATGGTCGCCTCGGTCTTCACAAGGTTCGTGATGGCCTGAATGACGCTCTGCGGCACCTTGGGGTCATCCGATGGGTCAAGGCCCCACGGGCGGTCAGGCGACAGGTAGACGTCCCTGAGCAACGCGCTGGCACCCCGGCACTTCATGGCAATCAGTCGGGCATAGATCTTGGAGCCACCAAAGGCACTGATGTCCGCGATGGTCTGCGCGTCATACTGGCCATTGAAGGCACGTTGCGCCGCCAGCAGACGGTCTGACCAGCCCGAATTGGGGCTGTTGCGGTGCCGCCGCATCATGTCAAACTGGGCACGGATATGACCAACCAGCCCGTGCATATCGTCGGTTCCCGCAGCGGCTGCGGCGTCCTGTGCGGCTGCAATGTCCTCATCCCGCGCCTTGATTGCGGCGCTGAGATCTTTCTCATTGACAACCCGAAGAAGCCCCGGGCCTTGCTGTTTTGCCATTTGCTCTATCCTAGCACTCGACGAATGGGCTATTGATACCCTAGAATGGCCCAATGATGCAACCAATTCTGTACCTAAGGACAGCAAATGGCAACCCCTGATCTACCGCAACCCCTTCCGTGGATCTTTGAGGCAGCAAAATCCTCAAGCATGGACAACAACCGACTGCTGAAACTGGCCCGGGAAGTGGCTATGGACATCAGGTCCATGGACACGATCCTTGAGATGTACGACATGACCCCCGCCGAGTGGGACCATATCAGCCAGACCCCGGCATTCCTGCAGGCTGTTAAGTCTGCCAAGGAGGAATGGGAAAGCGCCAGCACCACGGCAGAGCGTGTCAGGCTCAAGTCCCTGTCATTCGTGGAGGAGGCCCTTCCCGAGTTCTACGCCCGCGCCCACGACCCCAAGGAGGCCCTCAACGCAAAGGTTGAGGTCTTGAAGACCGTGGCACGTTTCGCCGGTATTGGCGCAGCCGAGTTCAACGGCAGCAGCGGCAGCCCGGGCGACCGGCTGACTGTGACGATCAACCTCGGTCAGGACCGGCAACTGAAAATCGAGCGGGATGTTACCCCGCAGGTAACAATCGAAGGAGATAAGCTGTGACCCAAGTCCTCATTGAACTCGTGAACCGCACCCGCGCTCAGGCTGTCAGCAGCACTGGTGTCGTGTACCCCGTGACCAACTGGTTTGGTGACGACGGGGACGACTGCGAACCCAATGATGCCGTGGTGTGCGTGGCTGGCAGCGAAGCACTGGGCTGGCTGACCATCGACCTCCGTGACTTCAAAGACATCGTGAGGAACTGATGGACGAAGAACAACACCAAGCGGTTTTTGAGCATATCAACAACCCATACCCGATCCGGCTGTATTTCGCCGCCAGCAAAGCGGGCTGGGACTGGTTGATGCAGCCCATGCACTGCGACGACCCCTACCCGGGCGGCGCGGGCCGCTGCTCAGTCTTTGAACTGAAAGACGACGGGACTGACGAGATCAGCGGCCCCCCGGTGATCATCATCACACTGGGCGATATGTCCAACGTCGAACCCCAACACGCTATTGGCGTGATGGTCCACGAATGCACCCATGCGCTGCAGTTCATTGAAGAAACCTGCTTCCTGAAAGGCGACACCCAGAACAAGGTGCGCCGTTTCGATGACGAGACGGAAGCCTACCTCATGCAGAGCATGATCATGTGGCTGATGTCCTCTTTCGCTGACAGCGGCCGGAAATTCAAAGACGACTTTACCCCGGAGGGTAATGATGCCTGATATATCCTACACCGCGCCGCCGACCTGTGCTGCGTTCATGAAGTCCGATGCGTTCGGGCGTCTTATCGCTGGCCCGGTTGGTTCCGGCAAGACCACCGCCTGCCTTTTCGAGTTGTTCCGCAGGGCGCTGGAGCAGCACCCGGGGCCGGATGGTTACCGGCACACGCGCTTTGCCATCGTCCGTCAGACACTCAAGCAGTTGAAGGACACGGTGTTGAAAGACATCATGGCTTGGCTTGATGGTGTGGCCACCTACAAGGTCAGCGACAGCACCGTTTACATCACCTATGGGGACGTCCGGTCCGAGTGGCTTCTGATCCCGCTTGACGACCCCGAGGACCAGCGCCGCCTGCTGTCCATGCAGTTGACCGGCGCGTGGATGTCCGAGTGCATCGAGATGGATGTGGCCATCATCAGCCCCTTGTCAGGCCGTATTGGCCGCTACCCCAAGGAGGGCTGCACATGGGCGGGTATCATCGCGGACACGAACATGCCGACGGAGAACACCCCTTGGCACGAGTTCATGGATGTCAAAACACCCCCTGACTGGCAGATCTTCATCCAGCCGGGCGGCATGAGCGATGATGCTGAGAACTTGGAATGGTTGACACAGACGCCAGAGACGTTGAAGCTTCCGGTCCACGACCCCCGCCGCCGCCAGCAGGGACGCACCTATTACGAGCGTTTTATCCGGTCCAACGGTCAGGACTGGTGTACCCGCTATGTGCATGCCCAATATGGCAACGATCCCTCGGGCCTCGCTGTGTTCCGCGAGAGTTTCAAGCCCCACTGGCATGTGGTCGACGAACTTGAGCCAGTGTCAGGCTGGCCGCTTTTGATGGGTTTGGACTTTGGGCGCGACCCCTGCGCGGTCATCTGCCAACCGGATCACAAGGGCCGGTTGCTGGTGCTGGAGGAGATCATGGCGAATGACATCGGGCTGGAGCAGCAGCTTCTGACCGGCATCAGGCCCGTGCTGTCATCTGTGCGGTATCTGGGGCGCTCCATTGTCATCGTGGGCGACCCCGCAGGCGGTCAGAAGTCGACCCTCTACGAGGAAACGAGTTTCGACCTGATCAAGTCAACTGGCCTCATGGCCTACCCCGCTCCGACCAATGACATCGACAAGCGCCTCAACGCTGTTGAGAGTTGGTTCCTCGGATCGCGGGACGCAGGCCCGGCCATCCTTATCGACCGTGGCCGCTGCCCCAACCTCGTTCGGGCGCTGGCGGGCGGATACCGGTTTACCAAGAACAGACTTGGTCAGCGCTCCCCCAAGCCCGAGAAGAATGAACACAGCCACATCGCTGACGCTTTCCAGTACGCCTGTCTGGCAGCGCATGGGGGCATGGGCGAGATGATCGCCAACAGGCTCCGCAAGGCATCCCGGCCCCGCAAGGGCACACCGCCGCCATCGAGCAGGGCTTGGACATGACAGACATGACCGACTTCCTAAGGCATGTCTTGGGCGAACGCGCTGACAACCCAGCTTTCTGGGCTGGTGTGGCTTACGTTTGCTTGGTGGTCCTGATCATCATCGCGCTGTTTGGGCGGCCCTACCCGGATGACCCCGAGGATTAAGGGTTACGCCGCCATTGCCCCCGCCATTACCTAGCCGGGTAAGAATGTCAAAGGGCGTCAGGTTTGATCCTGACGCCCTTCTCCTGTCCCATCGCTCTGTGCCTAGCGTATTGAACGGCGCGTCACCCCGCCCCGGAACCGGCTACTCTAGCTCAGAGTTTAGGGGAGAAGTCCCGTTCGCCCCCGGGGTTAGCGTCTGAGTGTTTTAGCAGGCGGGGGTGTGGGTGTCAAGTGGGTTTTATTACTTAAACATTACATGTTGGGGTTTGGGGGGCTGGGATTTTTCCGGGGGGTATATT